TACCCCCTACGTAACTATCATATTTCTTGTTGGAGCTAGCTGGGAACCCATTAGCACGCCAATCGAGATAGTTATAGGTGTTGGACTCACATTCCCACTCAGTTAAGGATGTGATTAGAGCCTCACCCTCCATAGTATAGGAGATGTAGAGACCAAAGCGAGACTTTTCGATGGTGAAGTCCCCATAACCACAGGTAAATTTCTTGGGTTCAGTCATATTAATACCTCAGTGAGCGGAAGATTGAGCACCAGTGCCTTTGTAGACCATATCATCGGCATACATTTGCTTAATGCGAGCCCAACGAACCTGCTTCAGTAGATCATAACGTTCTTTCTTTTCCCTTTCCCACACAAAATAGTTATCACTCCACTCTTGGCGGAGTTCTTTCATCTCGCGTAGTACTTCAGTGTAGTTCTGCATAGGGGACATCAATTGATACGGGGGAATTATAGCATAAAAAGGGGAGCCTTGCGACTCCCCCAGACAGATGGGGAAGTGTCCTTAGTTTTCCTTATTGATTAGGATAACGGGCTTAACATCTTCCGTGGGAGTGAATACGTCGGCGGAGGAAGTTAGTACAACACTCTTGCCACCAACGGCAACACCGTCACACCTATCAAAGTCGGGAAACTTTTCAATGTCGATAGTGACGTTAGCTGTGGCTAGCTGAGCACACTGCTTAATCATATTAAGCTCGGTGTCTAGGACACGTTGACGTGCGATCTCAGCAGCTAGTGTGCGGCAGGACTCGGCAATATTACCTCCACCAATGGGCATCGTGACCATGGCGGTACCACCGACGCTGTTACCTGCATTATTGTAGCCTGCATTGCCCCATCCGTTGGTTTGACCACCAAATACACCGAAAGCTAGCTCGGGAGTTGGGCATTCAATACCAGGAGCGAAGCCATACTGGCTATTAGATACACTATTGATCTGGTAGTTTGCGTTAGACCCACCCATAGGGGAGAGATTAACGGCACCAGAATTGCTCTGTACGTTTTGTGCTGAATTGCTGGTTACGCTATTTAGCTCCAACACATCAGCCATAGCAGGACCACCAGCGAATGCTACGGTCGCTACTGCTAGAATTTTGGTGAGATTTTTCATTGTTCTTAAATAATATAGGGGGATGGGGGCACCATGCCCCCCAAGTTATCAGCGGCTGAAGGTGCTCATCTCGGAGAAGCCCGAGGAAGAAGACCCACTGAAGTTGTAGCGCTCAGTGGCAGTCTCACGAATACGACCACTCTCGCTACGAGTAAAGGAGCTACCAGCTACATCGAGCTTACCGTCGATCTTGAGGGTGTCAACAGTCTCGCTATCAAAGCCGAAGCCACCGCCACCAGAAATGGTGCCAGTTGTCTCTAGCTCAACAAGCTGGTCTAGGGAACCATTGCCGAAGAAGAGGGAACCACCGTCTAGTTCACCAATGGTGGCTAGATCAACATCTACATCAAAACCAAAGCCACCATCAGCCTCAGTAACAGACTTTTCAGTCAATTTAAAGTCATTAGCCTTAACGCCTAGAGCAAAGCCCGAGGAATCTTCAGAGTAAGAACCAGTGACGGTACGCTCATACATGCTACGACCGTGGGTGATCTGACGATCAGTATTGCCCCATGACTGGCGAACACCGATTTCAGCAGCAGATGCAGCACCAGCACATAGAACGGCGGTGGCACCTAGAATAGCAGCAATTTTCATTTTCAATTCTCCAATAAATTTAGAATAATTAGGACGGGTGTCAATCAATGACGCTCTCAGTATAGCCACGACATGAATATTTGTCTCCCCAAAATATGGGGTGAGTTAGATGAGTGATTTATGAGCGAATTAATCACACAGCCACTCTTCCATAAAGTAGTCGATAGTAACCCCCAGCTTGGCGGCTTTCTCCTCACACCACCCTATAAACTCACGAAAATCATCGTCATGCATGGCTAGCAGGTCTTGGAAGGACATAAATGGCACTTAAGGGGCTATGTATTATAGACCACAAAAAAAGGGGCTCGCAAGCCCCCGTGACAGTTATTCAAGAGTCCAGTCTATCTTCCGCCTCCTCACAGTTGAAGAGAAAATTAGTAAGAGGCTTAGGCTGATACTTATACTCTTCATCCGCAAACTTCTTAAGAGTCTTGGCAAACGCAGCCTGACGCTTTGTGCGGGTATCAAACTTGTCGGGATGATCCTTCACATAATTGGCAAATTGCTGCACCCCCATATCATGCTCTTTGGCTTTCTTAGTGAATGCACCAGGGCGCTTAATCGCCCCTTGGATCCAATCCTTCTCCTCTTTCTCATTCATGTACATGTCGATGTCCTCCTTGCGATACTTTTTGTATTTTTTATCGGTGCCAGGTTTATAATGGGGTTTATCACCCTTATTTTTCATAGCCCACATGAGTTTGAACATACTAGCAGTCTTTTCCTTCTTGGTTTTATCACCAGGAAGACCTTTAAACTTACCAGAGTCTAAATCTTTCTTAAAGGCTTCAGCGGAGCCGCCAATTTTACTCTTGGGCTTCCATGGCTTTGTTTTTTCCTTCTCGGCTTTCGTATGTCCCCACCCTGGCGGGGCAACCTCATTAATATCATCCATTATATGAAATATGATATGGACCTGCAAATATTTATATCAAAAAGCGCTCCCACATGAAGAGCGCTTAACATTTTATTCAGCTTTAAGCGATTTTTCGATACTATCATCAAGCTGACGAATAACATCACGAATAAGATTGATGCGTTCGGGAGCAAACTCATAACTATACTGCACCTGATGCTCGAAGAGAATCTTACGAACATGAGCAGCTGCTACCACATCCATCTCAACGGAAAGGGGAGTGTCTGTCATTAAATTAGGGGTAATATTACCACTGTATTATAGACGATACATTCCCACTAGTCAATATACTTGACGGGGATAGGACAAGCCGCGCTCATGCTAATCAGTTCATCCTCAGTACTGAGATAATCAACCACACAAAGCTCAGGTGCTACTTGCTCTAGTCCTACAATACCAGTCTTATACTGGTCAGCGATCTGTGCGGCATGCATTAGACCAGCAATCAATAGTTCCATATCAATCCTCAGGGTGTACAATATTACCGTCAGCGTCAAAGTAAGGACGCCTGACTCTCCAGTTGGGCTCAGGAATGCCCTTTTCGGCATAGTAATCGGAGATGGCTTTACGCACCTTCCGATCTAGTTCAAATCCGTTCATCCTCATCTTCAAGCTCTCCATACGGGTCAGCCACGTAAGGTCCTCGTTCTCGTTGTGGTTCTCGTTTGACATACTCATATTCTTGGTGTGTTTCTTCGAGTAAGAGCACAAGCTTCATAATTATATAGATGACTATTATAGGTAAAAAGCATAAGAATAGTTTCATATCTATCTCTCCACTACACTATGTATTAGCGACGGATAGTGGAGATGGCAGGAAGACCTTCACTAAAGACGATCTCAACCACTTTCTGGATGCTCTTAGCCGCAGAAGCTTGTGCGCGATTGAACACAGGAACAATGCAAAGACCAAAGCTCTTAGTGTAGCTCTCAAGCTTACCAGGCTTGATGGAACCGTTACGCAGACCCTTGGCGTCATCCTTGTGCAGGCGGATAGCGCGACCGATGGTCTGGCTGATACCGATGTAATCCATGGCACGCAGGAACACAACTGCCTCCAGACCAGACACGTTGATGCCCTCGCTGAGGATGCTGTGGTGCAGCACCACGAACTTCTTACCCTTCTCCCCACCCCACTGGTTCAGCGTGAGAAAGAACTGCTCACGGTCAACCTTGACGCCATCAATGAAAGCACCACGGGAAGCACTAATGTGCATATAGCTATAGCCACGCTCACGCAGTTGCTCCACAAAGTCAGTCTCACCTACCATGCGAATGATCTGCTTACCTGCCTTGGCGCATACCAAAACCTTACCTACCTTGTGCTCATCAAGAGCATCAATAACGTGCTGAGCATCGCGCTCAGGAGTCAGTTCGTGCTTACTCAGAGCTTCCATCTCCTTAGCAACCACCTTAGGAGGAACAATGAAACCACCCTTGACCATGGCAGGAGCAGGGACGTTCATGATGACGTTGCCATACACGCTAGCATCGTTCATCCCAGGCTTGTGAGCCACCAGGCTGTGCTTTGGCGTTGCCGTAAAGAAGAAGCAACGCAGAGCGGTCTGAGAGAAATACTGGGTAGCGGGGAAGAAGTGACGCTGCACGCTGTTGTGAGCCTCATCAAAATAGATGGTGTCAACCTGAACACCAGCCTCAGCCACGCGACCCAGGCTATGATAGGTGGTGAAGATAATCTGGTGCATACCAGCAGCCAAGCATACACCCGTGTGGCACTGAATCTCTGGGACCTTGGTGCTGCGGGTGTAGCTGGTATCACCACTGTGCACATGCATGACCTGAACATTAGCCACGCGCTCACGGATGACCTCCATATACTCTTCACAGAGCTGGTTAGCCAGGAGGATGCGAGGAGCCACCACAACAATGGTGATGGGGCTGAAGCTGCTCTCAAGGCGACGCACGGCGTCTGTGATGCCCATGAGCGTCTTGCCACCACCAGTGGGAACAATTATCTGACCACGACCAGCACGAGCCATAGCAGCCACAGCAGCGGTCTGATGGGGGCGGAGTGCGAAAGCCATGGGTGTCTCGTCTTGTGTGTTGTACACACTATAAGACCTCCCCACGCTACGCGCAAGGAGGCTGTGACACTTTCTTAGGAGTCTACCAATCAATTTCTTTATTTACCTATCTACGTGAGAGGGGTCAAAGTTCTTAGATACATTATACTGCTCCTCAAAAAGTTTAGCAAGTTCACTATACTTTTTTGCCATCACGTGGCGACCATCATCTTTACACCTGGAACTCATCTCCCTGAGTGCAGAGATTACACTCATGGCGTTTTCCGTGGTAAGACACAGGGCTACAATATCCAGCATAAAATCTGTTCGACTGGATACATTATAGCATAGATCAACAATAAAACTCTTTTCTTCCCTGACGGCAGATGCGATAGCGACGCCCATGAC